GGCAAGTGGTTCGCCGATTTGACCCGGTACGGCACCGACGTCGCCGAGTACACCATCGACTGCGAACCCGGCATCGCCCGCCCCAAGAAGTACTGGTGACGACCATGGGGCGGAAATCATCGATCTCCCGGCTACCGGATCAAGTCCGGGCCTACATCGAGGGGCGCCTGGCCGATGGCCGGATGACCCTGGACGAGCTGATCGCGGACCTGCAGGCGCAGTTCCCGAGCCAGGCCGAGGCCGGCGAGCTGCCCAGCCGTGCGGCCGTGCATCGCTACGGCCAGAAGCTGGAGCGACGGCTGGCGGCAATTCGTGCCAGCACCGAGGCGGCCAAGCTGATCCGTGCCCAGGCCGGCGACGACCTGGACGCACGCAGCGAAGCGCTGACGGCGATGATCCAGTCCGAGCTGTTCGAGTCGATCATCTCCCTGCAGGAGGCTGGTGATGAAGAGATGGACCCGGCCGATCGTGTCGGACTGCTGGCGTCTGCGGCCAAGAACATCGCGACGCTGACGCGCTCCAGCGTCACGCTGAAGAAGTTCCAGGCAGAGGCTGAGCAGCGGGGCCGCGAGAAACAGCTCCAGGAACAGGAGCAGCGCCTGGAAGAGATGCGTGGCAGCGATGGCATGAGCGAGCAGCTCGAACAACGTATCCGCGACATCCTGCTGGGGAAAGCCTGACATGGCCATGCACGCAACGTCCGATAGCCTGGGCTCCAAGCTCAAGGCCACCAGCGCGCCGCGCAAGATCGACCTGGCCGAGGAGATGGCGTTGCATGGCGTCGATGTGCCGCAGGAGATATCCGAGGCGATTCCATCCAACGACGCCGTCTTCCTGGGCTACCAGCAGCGCTGGTTCGAGGACGAGAGTCCGATCATGATCGCGGAGAAGTCTCGCCGCACCGGCCTGACCTGGGCCGAAGCCGGGCGCAACGTGATCAATGCCGCCAAGCCGCGGCGCCGAGGTGGCTGCAACACCTTCTACGTCGGCAGCAAGCAGGAGATGGCGCTGGAGTACATCGCCGCCTGCGCGTTGTTCGCCCGCGCCTTCAACGAGCTGGCCGAGGCTGACGTCTACGAGCAGACCTTCTGGGACGAAGGGAAGAAGGAAGAGATCCTGACCTACATGATCCGCTTCCCGAAGTCGGGGCGGAAGATCCAGGCCCTGAGCAGCCGGCCGAGTAACCTGCGCGGCCTGCAGGGCGATGTGGTGATCGACGAGGCGGCGTTCCACGAGTCCCTGGAGGAACTGCTGAAGGCCGCCCTGGCGCTCACGATGTGGGGTAACAAGGTCCGCCTGATCAGCACCCACAACGGTGTCGACAACCCGTTCAACCAGTACATTCAGGATGCCCGCGAGGGCCGCAAGGATTACAGCGTTCACCGCATCACCCTGGATGATGCGATCGCCGAAGGGCTGTACAAGCGAATCTGCTTCGTCACCGGTCAGGAGTGGTCGCCCGAGGCCGAGAAGGCGTGGCGCGATGGGCTGTACAAGAACGCCCCCAATACCGAGTCCGCCGACGAGGAATACGGCTGCATCCCGAAGAAGTCCGGCGGCGCCTACCTCTCTCGCGTGCTCATCGAGCAGGCGATGGTCCAGGACCATTCGATCCGTATCTACCGGTACGAGGCGCCGGAAGGTTTCGAAGGCTGGACGCCACAGATGCGGGAAGACGAGATCCGCACCTGGTGCGAAGAAAACCTTCTGCCAGAGCTGGCCAGGCTGGACCCGGAGAACACCCACAGCTTTGGCGAAGACTTCGCGCGCCGTGGCGACCTGACCGTGTTCACCCCGCTGCAGATCTCGCCGACCCTACGCAAGCGGGAGGCGTTCCGGGTCGAGCTGCGCAACCTGACCTACGAAGCGCAGCGCGACATCATGTTCTTCATCTGCGATCGCCTGCCGCGTGTCGTGGGCATGGCCTTCGATGCCACCGGCAACGGCGGATACCTCGCGGAACAGGCGGCGCTGCGGTATGGCCCAGCGGTGGTCGAGCAGGTCAGCCTCAACCTTGCCTGGTACGCCGAGTGGATGCCCAAGCTCAAAGGGGAGTTCGAGGCCTTCAACATCGAGCTGTCCAGGCACCAAAGCACGCTGGACGATCTTCTCTCGATCAAGGTCGAGAACGGCATTCCAGTGATCGATAAAGGCCGCAAGGCTGATCTGGAATCGGCGGGCGGTAAGGCAAAGCGTCATGGCGACAGCGCCGTGAGCCTGGTCATGGCCGTGCGAGCAAGCTACATGGCTGGCCGCAAGCAGCCTATCGAGTGCCAGTCGGCTGGGCGCCGGGCCTCCGCACAACAAGACCTTGCCGGTACCCGTAACACCACCAACCGCGGCTGGGGCACCGTCGCCGGCCGCACCGACCTCGGAGGCTACTGATGCACCCGCCCAAGCTCGGCCAGGAGATCGCCACCACGGGCGACGGCCGCGATATTACCCGTCCATTCCTCTCCGGCCTGCAGCAACCGAGCGACTACATCCTGCAGCGCCGGGGCGGCAACGACCTGCGCATCTACGAGGAAGTGCTGCGCGACGCCCAGGTCAAGGCGACCTGGGGCCAGCGGCAGCTGGCCGTCGTCAGCAAGGAATGGCAGGTCGATGCCGGCGGCGACCGCCGGATCGACAAGGCCGCAGCTGAGCACCTGAAGCAGCAGCTGCAGAACGTTGGCTGGGACCGGATCACCAACGGCATGCTCTATGGGGTGTACTACGGCCACGCCGTGTCCGAACTCATCTACGGCCGCGACGACCGCTACATCACCCTGCAGGCGGTCAAGGTGCGCAACCGCCGCCGCTTCCGTTACGACCTGCAGGGTGGCCTGCGCTTGCTGACGCCGAACAACATGTTCGAGGGTGAGCCGTGCCCTTCGCCGTACTTCTGGCACTTCTCGACCGGCGCCGACAACGACGACGAGCCCTATGGCCTCGGACTGGCCCATTGGCTGTACTGGCCGGTGTATTTCAAGCGCAACGGACTGAAGTTCTGGCTCACGTTCCTGGACAAGTTCGGTATGCCCACGGCCGTCGGCAAATTCGGGAAGAACGCCACGCCAGAGGAGAAGGCCAAGCTGCTGGCCGCCACCCAGGCGATTCAGACCGATACCGGTGTCATCATGCCGGAGGACATGTTGGTGGAACTGCTGGAGGCCTCGCGCTCTGGCACGGCCGACTACAAGATCCTGCACGACACCATGGATGAGACCATCGCCAAGGTAACGCTGGGCCAGGTGGCGTCGAGCCAGGGCACTCCCGGCCGCCTGGGTAACGACGATCTGCAGGCCGACGTGCGCCTCGACCTGGTGAAGGCTGACGCCGACCTCATCTGTGAGAGCTTCAACCAGGGCCCCGCGCGTTGGCTGACCGAGTGGAACTTCCCCGGCGCTGAGCCGCCATGCGTTTACCGGGTCGTCGAAGAACCCGAGGACATGGACGCCAAGGCCAGCCGAGACGAGAAGGTAGTGCGGTTCTCCGGCTTCAAGCCCACCTTGGGTTACGTCCAGGAGACCTATGGAATTGAGGTCCAGGAGCAGGATCAGAAACAGGAGCAAGGTCAGCCAACTGGCCCCTCACCTGCCGCCGAGTTTGCCGAACGTGCCGGGGGAAGCGATCCGGCCGCGGCGATGACGGACCAGTTGGCCAAGGCCATGCAGCCGGCGGTAAAGGACTGGAGCGAGCAACTCCGCGCTCTGGTCGACAATGCCACCAGCCTCGACGAGCTGCAGGAGCAACTGCTGCAACTTGCTCCCGAGCTGAGCCTGGATCAATACGCGGCCGCCATGGCGGTCGGCCTGCAGGCAGCGAACCTGGCTGGACGTACTGACGTCCAGGACGATCTGGCCGCGCGAGGTAGTGCCTGATGGCTACCGCGGCGACGTATGGCAGCCTCTCGTTTCGCGAGCAGATCGCTTTCTTTGAGGCGAAGAACCCCTCGGTCAACTACGCCACGGTGCGCGGTGCCGCCCATGACCAGTCGTTTGTGAGCGCAGGCGCCCATCGTGCGGACCTGGTCGCAGATCTCTACGCAGTGGTGCGTCAGGCGATCCGCGATGGCTTAACCCTGGAGGAGTTCCAGAAGGACTACTACGCCGTCCTGGACAACTACGGCTGGGAGCCGGCCGGCGGTCGCGCCTGGCGTGCCCAGGTGATCTACCGCACCAACCTGCGTACCAGCTACGCAGCCGGCCGCTACGCCCAGCTGCAGGCAGTGAAGGC